GACCGATGCCGTCAGCGGTTGCCTCGATTTTTCGCTCTACACGATCGCGCTGTGCATCGCCATTGAGGAGGTCGATCCGCAGTATCTCAAGGATCATCCGCGGTTCCATGATTTTATTGACGCGTATCTGACGCGAGCGCATACCGCCTACATGGCCGGCCGCGATGTGTTTCGCCATCCGGGCCAGGTCAAGCTCCACGCCGCACTGCAAAACGATCCCGCCGCCAAGCCCATCCGCGAGTATCTCCGCAAACACTTCCGCGGTTTGTTCGTCGATCGGTAATCCCCATTTGTAACACCCGTTGGGCGGGTTTTTAGGGGTTGGTGATAAGGTCGATTGCATGACCAAATCGACCACACGGGCGAGCCTTGAGCAAGCCCGGCGACGACGCGAGAAGCGCCTCGCCCGAAATCGCGATCGGCTCCACGCCGCCGAGGATCGTGGGCTCGACCTGCGAGCCACCGGTGAGCCTCTGTCGTTGTGTGCCATGGATGGGTCGGACGCCCCCACGCTGCCGCGTTTCAACGCGATCGCGTACACGGGCGGCCCGATGTATCCGAAGCTCGCCATCGCATGGAACGGACCGGTGTATGTCGATTTGTCAGGTCTGGACGCGGTGGCGACGAATCCCATCCACCGCGACCATGACGAGGGGAAGCCAATCGGACACTCCGTCGCCGTAGACAACGACGGCACGCGATTGGTTTGCTCCGGTGTCTTCAGCGTCAACTCGAGCGATACCTCCGAGATCGTGGAGTCGGCCAAGCAGGGATTCCCGTGGCGCCCCAGTGTGGGCGTCAAGATCGTCTCCTACACCACCCTCCAAGCAGGCCAAACGGCCAGCATCAACGGACGCATCGTCGAAGGCCCAGCTCTATGGGTCAAGCGATCGGTCCTCAAAGAAATCTCCCTCGTCACCATCCCTGGCGACGATTCCGCCACCATCTCCATCGCCGCGAGCCAAGCCACGCCCATGGTCCCAGACTTCGCCAGCTATTGCCAATCCCTCGGTGTTGATCCTAGCACCGCCTCTCCCGAACTGCTGCAAGCTCTGCAGATGGCTTATGCCGAGTCCGTCGAGCCCAGCGATTCCCCTGAACCTCCTCCGCCGTCCCCGTCTGGCATGGATGCCGGCGGGTACGGTCCCGCCCCAATGAAGTCCGGCGCGCCGGATCCCGCCCCAATGTCTGACGCCGAAAAGGAAAAGCCCGTCATGGCAAACGCCCACTCGCCCGTAGATCTCGCCGCTGCTGATGTCTCCACCTACCGCGCTGCCCTCGCGGCCGAGGTGGAGCGATCCAACCAGGTCCGTGACCTGTGCGCCAAATTCGGTAGCCCACAAATCAGCATCGATGGAAAGAACGTCGATCTCGCCGCGCATGCGATCGCCAACGGCTGGGACAAGGACAAGACCGAACTCGAGGCCCGACGTCATCTGGATCTCGAAGCGGCCCGCGAATCACGCCCTCGCGGGCCCGCGATTCACTCTCACTCGCGCGATGAGCGGCAGAGCCTCGACGTGCTGCAAGCCGGCATGCTGCTCCGCGCGGGTTGTGATCTGGACACCAAGCAATTCGAAAACCGTTGGGTCAAGGCCAAGCTTCCCAAGTGGTTGCAGGCCGGCATCAACGATCCGATCCGTCAACGCACGATGGACAACGGTCACGCAGTCGCCGACCTGTCGCTCGTCGACGCATGCCGATTGAGTCTCAAGGCTCGCGGCCATGACGTTCCCAATGGTCGCATGGACATGATCCAAGCAGCATTCAGCACCGGTTCCGCTGCCGCATTGTTCGGTGCGACGATCGGCGCAAAGATGCTCGAATCCTACGCCGAAGTCGACGACTTCAGCCAAGGCTGGTGCTCCGAAGATGAGAACCCAGACCTCGAGCAACACAACCGCAACCGGACCCAAGCGGCCCAGTCGCTGGTCTATCATCCGGTCGGCGGCGAAGCGGCCTACACCGGTCGCGTGGTCACGAGCGAAAAGGCTCAGGTCTATCGATTCAGCCGCCAGATGAAGATCGACGAGGCCGACGTCCTCGGCGACAACTTCAGCAAGTTCAAAGATACGCCGCGCGACTTCGGTCTCGCCGCTGGTCGCGTTCGCCCGGACATGGTCGCGATGGTGCTGCTCAGCAACCCAACGCTACTGGCGACCGGTCGCGCTCTGTTCAACACCACGGACGGCAACATGGTCGCATCGGGCAAGGCACTTGCCCGTGCCACCCTGTCCGAGTTGATCGCTGCGATCCGCAAGCGCAAGGACGGCGACGCGAACCTCGATCTCCCCGTCACTCACTTGATCGTTCCGCCCGATCTGCTCGATACCGCGATGCAGTTGTGCTACTCGGTCGTGATCAGCAACGACAGCGGCGCGGGTGAAATGAATCCGCTGAAGCAGTACGGGATCACGCCCGTCAGCGAGCCGCGATTGTCGACCGGTCTGACCCATCCGGTCACCGGTGCCTCGCTCGCCGGATCGACGACCATGTACTACGGCGTCTCCGACAAGTCGCGAACCATCGAAGTCACCTACCTCCAAGGCGCAGGCCGTACCCCGGTCGTTCGGTCCGAGACCCTCACCGGTGGCGAGTTTGGACTCGCGATCGACGTGCGACATTACGTCGGTGCGACCGCCCTCGATTGGCGCGGGTTCCATCGACTCAACGCGTAAGGCGACCCATGAAAATCAAACTCAACACGACGATCTATTTCGACGGTGCGCCGTACCCGGCGGGCTCGATCATCGATCCCGATGCGATCGGCGCGAACGGCGAAGCGATCGTGCATTGGATGTGGGGCGAGCCCGTCGACGACGACGAGCCGGTCGCCATCGTGCCGGTCTACTCGGCGCCAGTCGTCGAGCTAGTCGCGCAACCCGTTGCTGAGCCGATCGTCGAGCCAGTCGTAGAATCTGTACCAGAGTTATCGGCAACACCCGACGTTTCCTCAATCCCCGAACCCATTCCCGAACCCGTTCCCGAACCGCCAGCACCGCGGCGCAAGCGGACCAAGTAAACCCAAGTCTTCGCGCAAGGAAGAAAAGCAATGCCCGATTATGTAAAGACTGCCGACCTGCGAACCGTGACCGCAACCGCGAATCTGCTCAGCGGTGACCTGGTCCTCACTCCCGATCGACTGGTCGGCTACGTCGAGGCCCAACGCGGGATCCTCAACGGCGAGACCGGCACCGTCCGCGTGTCCGGTGTCGTTCGCTGCACTAAGTCCAGCGCGTCCGAGGTGATCGCCGCGGGTGATCGTATCAGCTACAACACGACAACCAAGGTCGTCACCGTGCTCGATGCCGGCAACCCCGCCTCGGGCTCGATCGTGATCGGCCTGGCAGTCGCTGCATCCGGCAACGGTGTCACCACAGTCGACGTTGAACTCAACGGCCAGGGAGAAACGAACTCGGTCAACAGCGAGGTGCGACACTTCCGCCGCCGCTGCACGGTCGCCGAAGTCAACGCAGGATTTACCCTCCTGCCAGCCAAGCCAGGAATCCAGTACCGGATGGTCGATGCAATCATGATTTCGATCGGTGGAGCGGCTGCGACCGCGACATCGGTCGACATTCTTGCCACGCAATCTGCTGCGTCGGTGCAGCTCGTTGCGGCTGCGGTGGCTGGTCTGACCCAAAACACCGTAGGGCGAGCCGGCGCTACCAACTTTGCGGTTCTCGCTGGCGGTGCATCGTTTGTCGAAAACGATGCGAACACCGCGATCACGATCAACAAAACCGGATCCAACGTCGCCACCGCAACCCACATCGATGTGTTGCTCAGCTACGTGGAACAGGTCGCCTAACGGTCTCAGGACATCTTCAATGATCAAAGCGAATTGCCTCTATCCCCTGATCGTCATCCTCGCATCGGCAACCCTCGTCGGTTGCCGTTGCCAGCTGTCGGCACGTGGCAACAAATGCGACTGCTGCCAGCAATGCGTCGCCGCTTGCGATACGGACGGCTGCAAACCCGACTGCTGCGATTGCGACGACTGCACCTGCAAGTAGCTATCGCTGCCAAGCGATGGAAACGGACCAACGATGGGACTCCTCGAGAACGCAACCGCTGCCCTCGCGTCGATCCTCGACACCCACGCGTCGGTCTCGATCAGC